GAAATCTGGTGGTTGGAAAGATTAAAAAAAATGGGGTCTTACGACCCCTTTTTTATTGCCCACTTAATCTTGGGTTGAATGTGTCTTTGAGATTATCTGAGATGTATGCAGATGACTTTCTATATCTCATAATATTTCTCATATCTGTGACCATGGTGTCTACGAATTCTGGTCTAGGAACTTTAATCCTTCTCTTAGCATCATTAATTTGAACTTCATATTCAAAGTTTGTTATCGCTGCTAGTTTATCATTTACAATTTTAGTTCCAGCAGAATTGTATACTGTACCGTTTGCATCAACTCTTGCTGCCTGATCTAAGGTAGGAACTTGGGATACAGATTCTTGTCTATTTTTGTTTAACTCTAGGTAGGTAATATTAAAATTAGAATCAACTCTTAATCCCGCAGGCATTACTACTCTTTTAAAATCATCGACAAACAACGATGTCTCATAATGATGAACCTCTTGTAGTTTTTCGTCACTACCGTATTTCTCTAAAAGAAATTTTCTAAAACTATGATTATCTAATGGCCATTCTTCATGGAGATTTGTAATATTATTGGCAATTAGAATGATCCAATCAAATCTTGGATCATTATACAATTCCTGTGCTACTTGTTCTGGTCTAATATCTTCACCAATAACGTAATCTGCGAAAGCAGTGAAGACAGATTCAAAGTCTTTACGTAATCGGGGTCTTCTAAAAAGATTAATTACCTCAATATACTCGTCGTTAGAACTCCTATCGGTAGATCTTGAGACGTATTTGAGTTTTGGAAAGTAAGAAAAATAACCTCTAGCCATTAGTAACCTACATCTACACCGAATGGATTTGCAGTGGTGGACACTGAAAGTGGGAACAGATCCTGGAATCCACTCTGACCTCCAGTTCTTGTGTTGAATGCCCTATTGCTGACATTCTGATTATAATCTGTATTGTATATAGGCTCCAACTCAGTGAATGACATATCAATCTGTACGGAAACAGGTTGACCACCTTCGTATGCTAACCACTCTCTTTCTGGAGCGTAGTTAACTGCAAAGTCAGTCAAAGCACAAGGTTTGAACTTGTTCACACCTAGGATATTTCCTCCTGCGGCAGTTCTATAAGATAGTTGGAATACGTGTGGAGTTCCTAGGAAGTATGAAGGTGCTCCTGCACTTCCTACAGTACCTTGACCACCTTCAACTCTTGTGACTTTTCTGGGAGATCCCCACTGTTTTAATGCACGAATGATTGTGTTGATTCTTGCTGCTTCTTCTGGACTTCTGCCAGTCATTCTATATGAGAATCTGAAACTTCTTAGTTTCACACCACTAAACATGAGTTCTGTATTACTGTTGGAGATAACCCCACCAGTTCTACTTAAGATTTGTTCTGGTGATACCTCATATCCCATGTCCCCAGCTAACTGAGATAAGATACCAGTACCAATATCCATTCTTCCAGCTCTAGTCTGACCTACTGAGGTAATCAATGCTGCTTGTGAAGCAAATCTAGTTCCAGCAGAGACAAGTCCTCCTAGGTTCAGTCCAAGTGCATCCGTAATTTTACCCGCTATGTTTGCACCACCGTATGCAGCAGCGTGTTTAGCTACGTGTTGGAAAGCACCCATAGCCATATTATTCATATTGTCCTCAGCCCAACTTACGGAGTTGGTATCATTTACATCTTGAGGCATTGGAAGGAATATACCTTTACCAATTTTTTTTCTAAGGGGTGTGGTTCTTGTTGCTCCTCTACCTAGATCACCGAATTCTTGATCCTTACTAATTGCATCGGCATATGGTGGTTGATATGAGAAACATTGAATTACAAATTGATCTTGTGCATCTGATAGATCAGAAGGATATTTTAGTGGGACCTGAAAGGCTGGTTGATTATCACCAGCAAAATCATAGTCTCCACCTTGTATGCCAGCTCCCGTGAACTTATCACTTCCATAGATTAGAGATAATGGATTTGTTAGGATTGATCCAAGATTCTGCAAGTCCCCACCAAAACTTGGTTCAATCCACATGTCTGGATTACCATCACCACCTCCAACTCCTTCAGTAACTCCATTGGGGTTGTTTGGGAATGATGTTGGTGTTTCTCCACTGATTGTAGCTTCTGCCCATTGCGGAGTAGCTAATCCAGATGCTTCGGTAAAATTACCAACTCCTTCTTGAATCTGAGCATGTAAATTCTTCTGCTGTTCGTCACTTAAAGTAATTTGGTTCTTTACCCAACTTCCATTATTATAAATTGGTTTTGCATCAGGAAGAATCTGCCCATCACTGTCAACAGGAAAAACTTTAGCTGAACCTGTTGATGGATAATAGAAAATTTTATATACCTGTTTCTGGCCAGTATCTACAGTTTTCTGCGTGATATCACCAGTGAGTTTAATTTCTTGTTTGGCTGCTGATTGGGACATTAATTACTTTCTCCAGTTCCACGCTTTGTGTTTTGGATACTTCATTCCTCGGTTATCGTAAAATTTTTCCGTGGGTAAAAGTGATATACTTGCCCAATCTTCACTTTCAGGAACTTGATATACATTGCCCATACCAGAAAATAGATATCTGTGTAGGCTATTTCTTGGTACAGATGCACCTCTTCCGCTATTTATGAGACTTTTTGCAACTGCGTCTCTATAGTCTGGATTTATATAGTGTAGATTTGCTCCTAGGAACCCATCTTTGTATATTTCCAGTACAAAAGATAGTGGTTGGATATCCCAGAACTCCATTCTCTCAGGGAATGATACTCCATAGGAGAAGGATAATAACTGTCCAACTGCCAACCAACCAGTATCACTTGTACTGATATCTTTATTTTGTAGAGGTGCTAGAGCTTCTTCCAGTTTACTGATGTACCAGTCTCCACTTCTATTCCTCTTTCCAGCTGATTTGCGGATTTCTTCTGCAATCATTAGTATTCTATTCCTAGATCGTCTTCAGTCATGATCTTGAATTCATACTTTCTATCAGCGCAGTATTCCTCTGCTGCTTTCCACTTTGCTTGATTGATAACCCAAGTTTGAACTTCCATTGCCCAAGATTTTGTCCTTTTCTTTGGGTTTCTTTTTGGTTCTTTCAGTTGTTTCTTAGGTTTAACCTCAATGACAACAGATCTTTTTTTACCAGATGCGTCAGTATATTTAATAAAGAAGTCTGGAAAATATCTGTGCATCCTGTTATCAAGTGGACTTTTGTAAGGAATCCAGAATTCTTCAGACTGCCATTGACTGATATTCTCAGTCAAATCGCAATACCTCATGAATTTTCTTTCCCATAATGACCTATAGATAATGTTCGTTGGGTCACCTTTGTATTTTTGGGGGTAGGATGGTTTATATTTCCCCTTGTAAGCCATATACATAGTATAAAGGATCAAATTATTTAGATGTCTATAAACAATCTAAAAAGTAAAACACAATTTGGTTTGAATCTTACGAATGCGGTGTCGGGTCCTGACAAGGCGCCTCTACCTAATTTTCAAGATTATCTAGCTAATCCAGCTCTTAATAATCAATATACAGTGTCTTTGGATCTTAGTACTGGAGTCGCTGGAACTAGTGATTTAAATTCTTGGTTGACTGGTTGTGGAGTTTTTGATGGACACCCTCCGTCAAGATATAACTTTATGTGCAGTGAAACAATGATTCCTGGCATGACACTGGATCCATTTATGGAGACGGGAACTAGACAGGGAATCAAGGAATATTTTCCCAAAGCAAGAAACTTTACTGACATGGCTATGCAGTTCTATGTTTCTTCTGACTATCAGTCATTGAGATTATTCCAAGAGTGGATTAATTTTATCAACCCAGTATACAACAGTCAAGGTAAAACACTTAGCTCTGGTTCTCCTTCTGGAGATCCAGAAATTGATACTGCTGGATTCTTTAGACAGAGATATCCAGTAACTTTTAAGAGAAATATATAACTTACTAAGTTTGAAAGGAATGAACAGGAAGCAATTACTTTCCAATTCCTCAATGCTTTTCCTATTGATATTGCATCTGTACCACTGACCTATGATCAAGGTCAAATTCTACAGGTACAAGTTAGCTTCAAATACGATAGATATTTTGTTATGCAACATAATAAACCAGTATATGTTGATAAGACCAAGGGTCTTGATACTTCTAAGGCCAGTGGAAAAGATAGCGAAGTACTTTCTCAACAATAACCTCAGAAAACCCCACTAAATACTCATAACTGACTTGATTACATATCATGGCTTTACCAAAAATTACGACCTCGCAACATGAGTTGCAACTTCCTTCTACTGGAAAAACTATT